CAGCGTAAGGACTTACAGCAAATCTTCTTCAAACTTGCTACTGTGTTTACGGTCTATGACCATAATATTGTTTCTTGTGCTCATTAGTCTTCTTTTTCTTCGTAATAATCTCCTGAATCTAATAATTCTCCTTTCATTTCATCAAACAGCTCCATGTAAACATCTGTCCACCAATGCTCTAATTCATAGTTGAATTCATATTCCATTCCTGACCATAAGTTAGGATCTACCCATACATCACCACCTGATGTTAATTCGTCAATAGCTCTTGAGGACCAATCACTATAATCTTCATAATAATAACCATCTTGTGATACATAAGGTCTTTCGTCATGAGTACACCAATATATATCATAAGAGTCATAAGTTGATTCACTGTATATTTTTAAAGTGCTTCTATTATCAACCCAATCACTTGTGTTGTCTAATTTACCACCATGATTTTCCCCGATATATTCTAATACCCAAGGACCATCCGGCTCTTCCATAAAGCCATCTGCTTCTAATTTTTCGATGATTATCTCATCTGTTAATAATTCTGCCATATTTATTTATTTAAGTAATTTTTCTTTGCGTATTTATGTAAGAAGTTTAATCTAGCTAGACCTGACCAGATCTTAGCTCTATCCCACATATCATATTCTCTTGTAACTAGTTCCATACCATCTAGCATAGTCCATCTAACTTTTCTTTTGTACTTATGATTTAGTTGCCATATTCTATCGCTACTGTCACATCTACGCACATAACCTGATTTATAGGTTGCTAGTAGTTGTCCTGTTGGTAGTTTAAATTGACGTGTACCGTTTTTCCATTGTCTTTTCGTGGTAGTTTCTACGATACCATCTTCGTGAAGCATAGCTAGTACGTATGCATTTTCTAGTTGTAATTGTTCTTGTTTCCAATTCATTCTTCTGATTTTAAAAATTCGTTTCCATACATAATATCTGCACCATTAACATCATAACTATGTTTATCGGTGAACATTAGTATGTCTCTAATAGTGTTGAGTTGTAAGTCATACCAACCATCTGAAGCCATAAGTGTATACTTAAGTTTTTTAGCTGAATTGTACTTGTGCGCAGCCAATCTTATCTTTATTTGATAATTAGGCTTGAGTTGTTGCCACGTGTTTTTCATAATTGTTTATATTTATTATCGTAAGTTGTTAATATTTTGTTTGTAACTTTAATCTAATAAGACCATATATGCTTCAGAGTTTTTAGTTCTAAACCACATACAAGCTTTATGATGTAGTGTTACTAGCTCATTATTCCAACCTTTAGTGTCACCCACGTAGTTAATTCCCATAATTAAGTCATACATAGATAACTCATCAGCATTTAAATAATACTCTTGTCCACTAAATGGATTTGTTACTTTATCACCTTTAGTATAAATCTCTCCATCAAACCACTTAGGTAAAGAGTTTATTACACCATCATCTACTAATTCTTCATATTTCTTTTTTGAATCCATAATTCTATTTTAATTTAAGTTAGTAACTAGTTGAGGAATTGAACCTCAATACTCGTCAGTAGTCTTAGTCTTTCTGAGGTTTTACCCGTCCTTACTAATTCTAGACCTAGTTATCAGTAATCTATTTAGCAATTCAGTTACGTGATAATGCTCTAAGGAATACTCCCGCTAAGTCTTACATATCCTATTAACTTACTCGTCTATTAGATTACAATGAGAGATTACTCTCCTAGTTCTATACTATAATCTTTCTCGTATAGTATATCTTCGATAGAACGATAGTCATACCACTCAGAGTCAAACCATCTGTCTTCCCATCTATTTAATACTTCTTGTTCACCATTTTGATGTCCTAGCACAAAGCTAGTAGTGACAAGCGCTACGGTGATAAACGCTGTTCGTAAATTTTTATTTAATTTCATCTTTTTGTTACTTTATTATTAGTTGTTATCATCCACTCACAGTCATTTACTTTATGGCCCGCGCCATATAAAAATGCTTCACAAGCTTCTGAGTCAGGATTCCATCCATTCTCTTCGTTACACATAGAGCTAATATTATATCTATATACTTCACCATCTTGAAAATCTAGTACGTATATGTATAATCCATTGTCTCTTGCTACATAGTTTATATATTTATCTTTTTCCATATATTATTCTTTCTAAGTCGTCTTTTTTATAATTTCTTTTAATCGGGTAATTTATATACCTCGTCTCTATATCTCTAGCTTTTAATATCTCTTCATTCCATGTTCGCTGGTCTATTTTGTAGAACGTATAGAATACGCCACAAAAGAAACAGAATCCACATATTATTGTAAGATACAATAGTCGTTCTAGTATGTTTACTTTCTTCTCCATGCTTTATGTACTGATGCGGAAACAGCTTGTGATACTATTTGTATAGTATTACCAGTTTTATGGGTGATAATAGGTACGTATGAGTAAGTTTTAGTATTACTACAACTAACACAATTTTTATAACCTAATTCTAATCGCACTGGATGCACAGTGTTTCCACATTTACAATACATATTTTTGTTTATTATTAATATCGAATCTATTAATTGATTTGTTTGTAATTATATATCTGCTTTAATCTTAGCATGTACTAACTCGATTAGTTGATGGTGTGCTTCATAATAATCATCACCATCTAAATCTATATCGCTATATTCTAATTCTCTATCAGTTATTTTAGCTATTTCGTCATAAACTTGCGACACTACGTCGCTAGCTATTCTATCTAATTCACTATTTATACTCATAATGTATCTATTTTATCTATTTGTTTAATTATTTTATTTACTTCTTCGAACGGTCGCCCGTCATCTCTTACTTGTTCAAGTAATCTTTCTAGCGCTAATTTCACTAAAGGTTTATCTATTTCATAATATAATGCGTCTTCCATATTAAGTAAAGCTAATTTATAACCGAAGTTTTTAGCCATTTGCATTAGTAAATAATCATTACTTCCTTTATTAGCTTCTGTAAACTGTAAGAGATAGTCTTCATTGGGCGTAGCCACAATGCCTCTTTCTAATTTATCTAGCTCATTTTTTAAATATTGTTTCATTTCCATATTTTATTATATGCAGCTTTATATTGTTTCGGGAATGAAGATTTTTGCTGCAACTTATATCTTCGATTACCCATACCTTTACATTCACCATAGATTTTAATCATTTCTTGATGATTATGCTTGCGAGCTAGTTTCTTTTGTCTACTATACTCGCATAATTCTTTCATATTAGTTATGCCCATTTGATTGGAGCTTCTACGAATGTTAAACCTTTATACTTAAACCAGTGTGATTTACCGTATTTGTATTGGTCATTTCCTTCTTCATCTTGACCAAGATATTTCTTTTTAAAGCCAAACGAGTTGGGTAGGTCACCAACATTATAACCTTTGTACTCAATACCATTTAATCTAATGATATTTTTACCTATAAATTTAATTGTTTTCATATATCTATTTTAATTTGTTAGTGTAATCGTAATTATTTTGCGCAATAAAGAATCTGTATTTATAGCTATGATTATACATTCTCTCGTATAATACATTATTATGCATAAATAAGTTATTTTCTATTGCTAATTCTTTTGATAATTGAGTATGTATAATATTCATATTCGTTTTATTATATTATCGATTAGTGTTTGTATTTTGTTTGTAATCCTCTTGTTTTAACGCTCCGAAAAGTAAATCATCGAAGTATTCATCTCTTGTTACAAATCTATTCTGTAACTTGCTGTAATATGCTTTAGTTAGTTCTTTCATATTCTTCTATTACTTTAGATTGTTCTTGTTTATTCAAGTTAAATACATTCTTATTAGGAAATAATCTTCTTGAAATCATTATTAATTGAGTTTGATTATACATAGTTATTATTTTAGTAAGTTAATTCTTGTCCAAATCCATCCATTAAACTATTTTCTCCGTGTAATTTAGCGACTGATTGTCTCCATTCCCATTCACGCTTGCGATAGTTATAGTCTGTACACCATTTAATCCAAGCTGAACTTGTATCACATTTACCATATTTCTCTTCGAAATCTCTACATTGTTTTAATTTCGCTGCGATTTTCTTCGCGTCATAGTCTTTAAATTCTTCTTTATACATATCCGTTTATTAATTCAGTTAGTGTTTCTAATGTTATATCGCCATCGACAAACATAATCCAGTAGTCTAAGTTATTTTCTTGCATGATTTATTTATTTAATATTAGTTAACATTGAGAGAATCGAACTCTCACTAGAACCATTATGTTATTTTAAGAGTGTCGTTTACTTTACTTCGACGATATCTCTCACACTTACAGGAACATTTGTTGAACTTGTGTAAGAGTTGTACTTTATAAAGCAGGGGAGAGTGTTTAATTTCTCTTTCATTACTTCATACACTTTATCGTGATTGTAAGTACAAGTTTTACCATTTTTGAATTCAACATTGATTGTTGTGTTTTTGTTGATTAGTGATTTGCGAATAACAAATCTTTTTGAATTAATTGTGTTCATAATTGTGATTTTAATTTAAGTTATTATTATTAGTATTAGTTATTTATTATTATTATCGAAATAGTTATTATATTTGTCTGTGATTATATTATTATATATTGTAAATCAATTTCATCAGTGTGAATAGAATATTCAATATTATTTTTATTTAATAATTCTAGAGTATTATCAATATAGTCAATAGTGTATTCGAATAGAATAAATGTATTATTTTTGAATTTTTTAGATTTTATTTTATTGTCAATAAAGAATTGAGTTGAGTCAGAGATGTAATGAATCTCGTCATTTGGTAATATTGATTGTAATTTATTATAAGTCATATTGTTATTTTATTATATTATCGAGTATTTAATTTTATTTGTCTGTAAGTGTATATTTGTTTAGTAAATGAATATGTCATTATGTCATTGGTCAATATGTCATGATGTGACATTGTGTCATATTATTATTGTTTATATATTTTATAAGAAGTTGAATATTTATTTTTTAATAATTTTTCAATATCTTTTAAATTTTTTGATGTGATTTTATGTGTGAATATTAATTTATTATTTAATATTATAAAATTTAAATTTAATGTGTTAATTAATTTTGTTATATTAATTGTTTGATATTTTTGAGTTGTTATTATCATTGTTTGTTTATTATTATTATCGAGAAAAAGTTGAATTTGTCTGTAATAGGAAGACCAAAAAGGCCCTGGGGCGCCAAAAAAAAGCCATTTTACTAGAGAATTACAGAAAAAAAAAGGGAGGGGGGACACCATAGCTCTCTATTTGTAACGTACTTCTAGATCTCTTCCCCTTAATGATATTATACTACGTATAAATATCTAGATAGGAGTAAGGTATATATATACCTTATATAATAGATATACTATATTACACAGACTTTTTCATATTTACATAAATAAGCAAAAAAGATTTTGTAAAAATTTATATTTATGTGTGAGTATATATACTATAAGAACTAACAAAATATTATGGCTAATATATCCACATATCCGATCGGTACTCCAGCAGCTGGGGATTTAATACCAGGAACTCAACTCTTCACGGACGAAAACGGAAAGACTCACAACTTAACTAAAAACTTTACTGTATCGCAAGTAGCGGCATTTTCTGATTCTACTACTGCATACACTTCTTACGAAGCTAGACTTAATGGCGGAGCTGGAGCAAAACCTACAGTCAATTTATTGCAAAATACTACAGGATTAACACTAGATTGGGCAAGGACAGGGTCCGGTGTGTATAAAGCTACTGTTACCGGCGGTACAATTACACAAGATAAGTTTTGGGCACAAGTAGGTGCTAAAGGTACTGAATTTCCATCTATAATATGGGATACTGCAACAGAAGTTAGGATTAATAATGTTATTTGTAGTACTGGTGCTGCAGTAGATGCAATAACAGAAGCTTACGTAGAAATTAGAATATACTCATAAAACATGGCAAGAATAAGTTCGTATCCGTTTGATACAACTGTTACTGATAATGATGCCTGGATAGGAACAGAAGCTAGTAACAGACAGACAAAACAATTCACTGCATCGGCAGTAGCGAACTATCTTAACCTCAATGCTAAAGTTAATATTGGAGGTCAGATGTCATTTACATGGTCTGATACGCAGAACGGAGGATCAGGTACTATATCAAAAACTGGCGGAGGTGGTTCAACAGCTGCGTTTAACAGTATAACAGAATTAAGATTTAGCAAAAAAGAATTAAATGGTCAAAGAGTAGTAGAGTTTTTGACATATTTAATTGGAAAAGACATTTTAATAGGTCAAGGAGATGAAATTAGTCAATTTGGCCATTATAAATTAAACACATACAATGTAGATCCTGGTAATGCAAGTTACTATATTGCTACATTAACGTATATTGGAGGAAATGGAGCAATTGCTGCGCAAGGAACTCAATATACAGTAATTCATTTTAGTATAGACGCAGGAGATGTTAACTTAAAACAAACTTTTCCTAGTTCTACGCAATGGGTTATAAACAATACAACAGGGAAGGCCGAACCTTCTGTAACTTTAATAGATGGTAATGAAAACCAAATATTTGGACAAGTAGATTACACATCGGCAACACAAATAACAGTTAATTTTGACCAAGCTGTTGCTGGAGCGTCAATTTTAAATTAAATAACTAACAAAACAACTAAAAAATGGCAAGCATTAATTATTACTCAGGGATCAACATGGTTGGCTCTGACATTGATTTCAACAAAAACGAAGCGGTAGCTATTGTTATTGAAAACACTACTGCGCCGGGTAGTCCTTCAACAGGACAAATGTATTATGATACTAGTGATAATACAATGTATTATAGAAACAATTCTGGATGGGTTGAAATGGATGGATCTGGCTCAGGTGTATCTCAACTTACAGCAGGATCGGGAATTAGCTTAAGTGCGGCAACCGGTAATATAACAATAGGAAACACTGGTGTACTAACTGTAAGCACTACAGATGGTACTTATATAGATTTAACTCCTAACATGGCATCAAGTGGAGCTGTTACAGTTACAGCTGATCTTTCAGCAGTAGATGGTACAGCGGGTGCAGGTACTAGATTCTTAGATAAAAATAACAAATGGTCTGTTCCAGCAGGTTCATATACTAAATGGCAATACCAAACAGATGGTGGAACTGCTATTGATATGATTGATGGTGAAGTTTTAAACTTTATTGGCAGTACAGGAATTACACTAGCTGATGCGGCTGCATCTCCAAACACTCTTACTATTACAAATTCAGGTGTAACAAGTATAGTTGCAGGTACTGGTATTTCTGTAAGTGGTGCTACTGGAGCGGTTACAGTTACAAATACAGTAAGTAATACAACTTCTTTAGGTATTGCAAATTCTTCAGCTACAGAGCAATTTACAGTTACTGATACTGTAGATTTACAATTTGCTGCTTCAGGTGGAGCAAGTGTTGCTTTTGATTCTACAAATAAAAGAGTAACATATACAGCACCATCTAATACAAATGAAACATATACATTACCAGTTGCTGCAGGAGCTGCAAATACAGCGGTTCTTAATTTAACAGCTGGTGGTACAGGTTCTGGAATTAAATCTTCAGTAACAATAAGTGGTACTACTGGTGAAATAGCAATTACTGAATCTACAGGAAACAACGGTAGTGTTACAGTTGGTTTACCAACAGATGTAACAGTTGCTGGAGACTTAACGGTTTCAGGTGGTGATATAACATTAGGCGGAACAGGTAGAATACAAGGTATCGATACTATTACTGCTTCTACAGATGCTGCTTCTAAAGGATATGTTGATGGACTTGTAACTGGTGGATTAACCTTTAAAGATGGTTTCAATGCTGGAACCGGTGCAATAGACGGTGGTGGTAACCTTACAACTGGTGGCTCAAGAGTAGCAATATCAGTTGGTGATTACTATGTAGTAACAACAGGTGGTAGTTTTTATGGATCTGTACAATTAGATGATGGAGATTCTGTAATATGTAAACAAGATGCAGCTGCAGGAACATCTGATATAAATGACTGGGTTATTGTTCAGTCTGACGAAGGTGTTACTCAATTTACTTCTAGTAATGCAATGTCTGCTTCAGTTGGTCAAGCAATAACTTCTCAAACTGCTTCAGTTGGATCTGTAACAGTTCAATCATTTGCTTATGATGGTGGAAGTAATGTTGGTCACGTTCCAAGCGGTGGTTCGAATACTAAGTTTTTACGTGGTGATGGTACTTGGGTAGTTCCTACAGATACAGTATATACATTACCTGCTGCAACAGCAACAGTACGAGGTGGTGTTGAACTATTCAGTAATACAGTACAAACAGTAGCTGGTAACAGTGTAAGTGCTACAGCATCTAGAACATACGGTATACAGGTTAATTCTGATGCACAAATGGTAGTAAACGTTCCATGGAGTGATACAACTACTAATAATTATGTTGATAGTTTATCTTGGAATTCTGGTAATGGTGTATTAACGGTTGGTAGATCTGGTCTTTCTGATTTAACAGTAGATTTAGATGGTAGATATATAACAGAAAATGAAACTATAACACTTACTGGTGATGTTACAGGTTCTGGTAAAACAGGTATTGCAACAACAATTGCATCCGCAGCTGTTGAAGCAGGTATGCTTAACAACAACGTTATATCAGGTCAAACTGCACTAGCAGCAACACCAGCTGGTACTGATGAGTTATTAATATCTGATGCGGGTACTATAAAAAGAATTGATGTAAATTTATTAGCTGATGTAATTCATAAACAAAACACATTTGCTGCTACATTAACAAGCTACGGTAACGTAACACACAACTTAGGTACTTACGATGTAATTGTACAGTGTATGGATGCTAGTAGTTACGAAACAATAAAAGTAAGTGTAGATAGAACATCTACAGACGTTGTTGCAATATCAGGTAATTCATTCCCTGCAGGTGAAATTAGAGTAATGATAACGGCTATACAATCATAGCAATAAATAAATTAAATTAAATGGCAAATATCGTCTATTACGAAGACATACAATTCCCTGATAACGTTTATGGTTATTGGGGAACAAATAGTGAATTAAGACTGTGGCACAACGGTACTAATTCTTATGTGTTTAACTACACTACAGGTAGTTTAAATATAGGTAATAGTGTAACAGATGGTGATACTAATTTTTTAGGTGATGATGGATCAGGAGGTGAAGAAACTTATTTTAGATTAGATGGTGGTGATGAAAATGTACAATTTTCACATGATATTTTATTATACGATAATGTTAATTTAAAAATAGGTACTGATGGAGATTTTCAAGCATACCACAACGGTAGTACAACATATCTAAGAAACAACACTGGAACATTAGAAATAAGAAATCAAACATCAGGTGCTTCAGATGTTTATTTCAAAACAACTACAAGTGCTCCATCTTTAGATACATTTATTATATTAGACGGTAGTGCTGAACAAACACAGTTTACTAAAGATACAGAACACCAAGATGGTGTATATGCTAGATTTGGTAACTCAAGTGATTTATCAATTGTACACACCGGATCAACTGGATATTTGCAAAACTATACTGGAGATTTACAAATACAAAATAATTCAAATGGTGATGATATTTTATTTAGATGTGATGATGGATCAGGTGGATTAACTACATATTTTTATTTAAATGGTGGTGATACAAATACCAACTTTCAATTAGATACAATACACCCTGATAATGTAAAAGCTAAGTTTGGTACAAGTGCTGATTTACAAATCTATCATGACGGTAGTAATAGTTATATAAATGAGGTAGGTACTGGTGATTTAATTATAAAGGGTGGTAATGACATATTATTTCAAGATGCTGTTGGTAATACACTAGCTAATATGAATCAAGCAAATAGTGTTGAATTATATTATGGTAATAGTAAAAAGTTTGAAACTACAAGTACAGGGATAGATGTAACTGGAGGACTTACAACTTCAGCATCGTCAAGTATAGCGGGTATAAATATGACCGCTGATATTGCAATGGGTGATTATGATATTACTGGTATAGATGAATTAAAATTTACTTCTGGATCTAAATTTGGAGATCAAGGTAGTAGTAATTATATAAGACTTACTTATAATGCGACTGGTGGTGGTGGAATGCATGTTGTAGATAGTGATGGTAGTTCGCAAGGTTATATTTATGGGGATGGTAATACTACTTCTAGCTTTGGTCTTTTAGATGGTGGTGCTAATTGGGCAGTACGATGTGTAGAAGGTGAAGGAGTTAATTTAAGATACAATAACTCAAAGAAATTCGAAACTTCAAACACAGGTGTAACTGTAACAGGGGATATAACAGTGTCAGGAGGTGATATTTATTTAGACGGTACAGGTCGTATTCAAGGTATTGACACAGTATCGGCTTCTACAGACGCAGCGAGTAAAGCATATGTTGATAATCTTACAACAGGAGTATTAACATATCAAGGAACATGGAACGCAAGTACAAACTCTCCAACATTAAGTAGTGGATCTGGAACCCCAGGTTATTACTATATTGTCTCAGTTGCAGGTTCTACAAATTTAGATGGTATTACAGATTGGGCAGTAGGTGACTGGGCAGTATTCTCAGATCAAGCTACAGATGCTTGGCAAAAAATAGATAATACAGCTGTGGGTAATGTAAGTGGATCAGGTGTTAATAATAGATTAGTATTATGGAGCGGTACAAGCACTGTAGATTCTGATTCAGATTTCTATGTAGATGGTGATACTTTATACACAGATAATTTAGGTGTAAGCAGTAGTATTAATCTTGGTGGAAATATAAATAAAACTTCAGGTAATCTAACAATAGATGTAGCAGGTCAACTTAATCTTGATTCTGGAAATAGTGAAATTCATTTAAAAGGATCTGGTACAACGTTTGGTAAATTATTTGTATCAGGAAGTGATTTTTATATTAATAATCCTACTCAAGATGAGGATATTGTGTTTAGTGGAAATGATGGTGGATCAAGTGTTACAGCTCTTATTTTAGACATGTCAGCTGCTGGCGCCGCAACTTTTAATAGTAATATAACATTATTATCAAGAATAACATTTGATTATGGTGGTGATCATTATTTAGAATCAGGCACTGATACTTGGAATTTTAAAAATTCTAGTGGATCAACTGCACTTACAATAAATCACTCAGATCAATCTTCTAAATTTTTTGGTAATGTAACAATTCCAAGTTACATATATCACAAAGATGATCCTAGTAATGATACATATTTTGGATTTAGTGGTAATGATACTTTTGTAGTTTATACAGCTGGTGGAAGTGGTTTAAATATTGATTCAAATAGAAACGTAACTCTTACAGGTAGTATTACAGTTGGACACGATCTTAAAATGCCTACTAATGGTGAAATAGATTGGAATGCTGGGGCTGTAAAACTTATTGGTACAGCTGATGATATAAAATTACAAGGTGGTTCTTTATCTATAACTGGCGATGGTAGTAATGCTGCGACACTTGAAGAACATCACGATGGGGCTTTTGATATAACGACAGTAGGCGATTTTACTATTGATGCGGCAGGTGATATTATTTTAGATGCGGCTGGTGATGATATTAAATTACGTGTTAGTGGTACTGAATTCGGTAAATTCAACAATGCAAGTAGTAACCTCAATATTTACTCATCAATACAAGACAAAGATATAGTGTTTTGGGGTAATGATAATGGAGCCAGTATAACTGCTCTTACCTTAGATATGTCAGACGCTGGTGTAGCTACTTTTAATTCCAATGTATTAATACCAAGTGGTTATGTTGGTAGAGATGATCATAATGCTATTTTCTTTTCTACAGATAACCAAATCATAATTAGAGTAGCAGATACACATAGAGTTAAACTTAATGCAGATGGGTTATTACCTTATGCTGATAGTTCGTACGATTTAGGTAGTACTTCATTAAGATATTCTAATATTTGGGTAGATAATATTAATGGCGCAACACCTGCTGTTGGAGCCGACTACTTACCATTAGCTGGTGGAACAATGACTGGAAATATTACCTTAAGTGGTGATACAAATATAGTATTAGATACTTCGGTTTCTTCCACGCAAAGTTCAGGTACTATAATTAAAATTGGAAGCCACATGTCTTCGTTAGTAGCAGGAAATATTTACTATGCAGGTAATTCAATGGGTAATTTATACTGGTACGGAGCAGATGCAGATTCATCGTCAACTGAGAACATGTTGGCGCTATCTGTAGGAACTGATGCAGATGTTGATGGTATGTTATTAAATGGTATTTATCATAAAGCATCTCATGGATTAACAGTTGGTGAACCTATTTATTTATCAACAACTTCTATGGCAATGACAAATACAGCTCCAAGTGGCGCTAACGATTATGTAAGAGTGTTAGGATATGCGCTAGATTCTAATCATATATACTTCTGCCCAGATAACACATGGGTAAAAATTAGTTCGTAATGCCTACAATAAACGCTGGGAAATATGGAACTTTACGTTCAGGTTCAACAAGCTCATGGAGTGCAGTAAGAGATGCTTCTACAGCTACTAGTACTATTTCAAATCAGCCTACTAGTAGTACTGGTATAGCCGCAAACTTCACTTATTTAACTGGAAGTAAAGGAAGTGAATGGGGTCTTTATCGTGCTTATTTTGCATTTGACGTAACAAGTTATCAAACGGGTTATAATATTACTAATTTAGAGTTAGAAATTGATCCTTCAAATCTTACTAGTACTAATTTCCCAATTGCTATTATAAAATCAACAGCACAAGGAAATGCTAATTCAAATTTAGTAGCTGGTGATTGGGATAGTCTAGATTTCAGTACTTTGTACGCGGGTAGTTCCTCAACATACTGGCCTGATACAAATAATGTAAGTCAAATAAGTTTAAATTCAAACGCAACAGCCGCGTTTAGTACAGGTTATTTAAAAATCTGTATTGTATGGTTTTATGATTATAATAATACAGCTCCTATATCAACAGGAAATTACTATGCAAGACAAAATTTTGGTTATGTACCAAGAATTAACTTTACAGCTACAGAAATAGGATATTCAAATGATATTATAGGAGTTGATAGTAGTAATATAGGTTCTGTAACAACAGTTGCTACTGCAAATATAGGTACAATTATAGGAGTTTAACAATAAAATTAAATAATATGGCGAATAAATACGAATTACAAATAAAAGATATAATAAAAGAAGAAGGTAAAATAATACGTGTGGATTATAAATATATAGCACACGATGAATTTAACAAAATGGCTTTTATAAAAGGAAGTAAAAATTTAACTGAAAAAGACAAATTAGAAGACTTGTCTTTAGAAGAATGGTTACTTAAAAAAATTAAAACAAAAGGGCAAAAAAACCTAAAAGAACTGCTGGGTCAAAAGACAAACGCATCTAAATAGTAAATTGCGCTTAAAACCAGTGATAATAGTAATACACCCGGCTCGGGAAGAGCAATAAACCAATGTCTAACTTAAAACCAAAACCAATGACATTTTATTACCAGACTCAATCGTGGACTAGTCGACCACAAATTTCAGAAGAAACCCTTAACCTTTGGAAACATCTCGCAGAAAAGAAAAACTGGAGAATAACCCAATTACCTAACGGTTTTTATCAAACTGAATACCAAGATCCCAATGAAGATACTTGGAACGACGTTACGAGACGTGAAACTATTGAAGGAGCAGAGAGCGCTATTGATGGATCAGTAGAACATTATGCTAAAAAAATAGAATTCTTAAAAGGTCCTAAAGTCGTGAAAACTTTTAAATAAACATTTAAATTAAATTAAATTATGTCTAATGCAATCGTAAAAAACCTTAACTTTGGAGACGAAGCTAGGGAAAATGTATTTAAAGGTATAACTAAACTTACACAAGCTGTTAGCTCCACTTTAGGAGCTAGCGGTAAGTGTGTAATGTTAGAAGACGCAACAGGTAAACCTATTATAACAAAAGATGGTGTTACTGTAGCAGATTCAATTATACTTAGAGATCCAGTAGAAAACATGGGCGCTACTTTATTAAAAGAAGCAGCTCGTAAAACAGTTAAAGAAGCGGGTGATGGAACAACCACCGCTACAATCTTAGCTTATGCTATTTTAAAAGAAGCATATAAGGTTTCTGATAAAAATAATTCTAGAGAATTAAAAAATGGAATTAATAGCGCTGTTGAAAAAGTAGTTAAATATCTAGAATCTATAAGTGTTCCAGTAAAAGGAAACATGATAGATCAAATAGCTACTATATCAACAAATAATGATAAAAAATTAGGAGAAATTATTGCTAATGCTTTTAGATCCGTAGATAACACAGGTGTTGTTATGATGGAAGTTTCAGCTTCAGGTAAAACAGAAGTTGAAGTTGTTGAAGGAGTTCAATACGATAAAGGATTAACAAATTCTCATTTTATAACTAACAAGCAGAATAAAACTGCTGAATTAGAAAACCCATTAGTATTATTGGTTGAATCACCTATTGAAACAATAAGACAAATTCAATCAGTGCTAGAGTACGTAATAAAAAACAATAAACCTTTGCTTATTATAGGCGACTTAGAACAAGGTGTTTTATCAGCTCTAGCCATGAATAAAATGAAGGGTAATATAAAGATAAATGTTATTGATGCTCCAACATACGGTATTAATAAGAAACAAACATTAGACGATTTATCTTTATTAACAGGCGCTACCATTGTAAATGAAGATCTAGGTGATGATATGGATTTAATACAGGTAGAATATTTAGGTTCTTGTTTAAAAAGTGTTACATCACACTCTGAGACTATTATTCAAGTAAAAGAAACTTCACATGAAGTTGAAAAAATAATAGAAAGTATAAAAGAAAAATTGAAACAAGAAAATCCTTCTCATGAGGTTATAAAACTAGAGAAAAGATTAGCTATGTTAGCTGCTAAAATAGCTATAGTAAAAGTAGGCGCTAATTCTGATATAGAATTAAAAGAAAAACAAGATAGAGTAGAAGATGCTATATGTGCTACTAAAGCTGCTATAAAAGAAGGAATTGTTCCAGGAGGTGGAGTTGCGTTGTTAAACGCTGCTTTAAAAATGGAAGAAGAAAATGAAGGAGAAAGAGTTTTAGGTAAAGCTATAATATCACCTTATAAAACAATTTTAGATAACGCAGGTGTTGAACAAATTACTATACCTGCTAAAGATGGAGATGGTATTAATGTAGTTACAGGAAATATGGTAAATATGATTAAAGCTGGAATTATAGATCCATTATTAGTTACAAAAAGCGCGTTAAAAAACGCAGCTAGTGTAGCAGCAACTATATTGTCAACCGATTGTGTAATTAATAATTTAAGAATCGATGAAGGCAATAGGTAGAAATTTAATCATACAAAAGACAAAAGAAGGAACTACTAAAACAAAAGGTGGTTTACTTCTTGCAGAAACACATAGAGATGATATTAGATACGTAGAAGCTAATGTTGTATCTGTTGGTGAAGAAATTAAGGGATTAAACAAAGATTCAAGAATATTTTTTGACAGACATGCTGGTCATAAAATAGAAATAGATAAACAAACATATCATGTTATAAAAGTTCAGGATGTAGTTGTTGTGTTATGAAATTAAGCGCTATTAATCTTAAAGATTTACAGATTCTTAAACATTATAGAATAATTAGAAAATGGGCTTGCAAAAATAATGATTTAACCGATGCTGATTTAGAGGTTTTAATTTATTTAGATTGCATGGATCTTTTTAGTAAACATGATTTTGAACAAGGTGTTTATTCTTATAGTTGGGATAATAGAAGATGGAATAGATTAATTCAAAATGGTTGGATAGTAGTATGGAGACATAGAAATAGAACAACTCAAAAATACAATATCTATAAAGTTTCTTTTAAATGTAAGCAACTTATCATGAGAATCTATAGAATTATGTTAGGTGAAGATGATATACCAACTAGCGCAAGAAGAAATAAGTTAATAAAAGGCATTAGTTATACTGATAAAGTAATGACTAAAGCAATACACAATGTAAATAAAGACAAAACAAGATGAAAAAAAGTCCATTAAATTTTGGTTTCGGTTCCCTAACAGGAATGAATAGTATCACAGGAATCGCTAACATGCTAAGATCAAGAAAAAATAGAACAGGCGGTAGTCAAAATGCTATTATGACTAAATTAAATGAAATTAGCACTAAATTAGATGGTGGAACACCACCTGTATCTTCTGCACCACAAGGTGAAACTGCTGGAACAACTGGTTTAGTTAATAGTGCTGAAGATGTAAGTCAAACAATGATAGATCCTACTGAAGTAAATGAAAGCATGATGGGTAAAAATGATATAGTTGGAAATCAAACTGCGCTAATGCATAAAAAAGACCAACAACATACCCATGAAAAGCCTCAATGGAGAAAAGATCACGAAGCAAAATTTCAAGCTAAGAAAGATAAAATTACAGCTGAGAAAGCTAGGCTTTTAAAAATTACTCAAGAAAGAAGAAAAAAAATATACGGTAAATAAATAAATAACTAATTATGTCACATCACAAAAAATACGATCCTTCAATGGAAAGATTAAAACCAGGAACTAAAGTTGGTATAGTAGGTGAATCTCATGTTTGGGACGGACCTTTAAATCAAGAAGGTAGAGCTCACGGTATGGGTTCAAGTTCTGGTATAACAGGAATGGAAGTTTTAAAAGCACCTACTATGTATAAAGCAGGTCCAATAACTAGAATAGCTAAAGGAAAATAATATGTATACACAATATAATAGTCCTTTTTTTAAAGAAGGATTTCCAGAAATAAAAGAAGAAAATAAAGGTAAGTTTACAGCGTGGGCTAAAAAGAACGGTTTTAAAGACGCGTGTTCTGCAGCTTCAGCAGTAATGTCAAGTAAAGATAATTATAGCGAAGAAGTTGTTAAAATGGCTAACTACGCTAATAACTTTGGTTGTAAAAAATAAGATATGTCAAATCACAAAAATATAAAACTTAAAAAAGCACCAGAACTTAACCAAAAAACTAAAGATAGTTTGCAAGGTGAGGCTTGGAAATACGATAAAGCTTTTTATAGTCCTAAATATAAAGTAAATGTAGATCCAGAAGATGGAGTCTTAGAAAACAGAGTGTTTTATAAAGATGGTTCGGAGTTAAAATATGAATCTATCGATAAACCTTTTGACGAAAACAATTCAGCTCCTACTAATTTTTCTACTCCTTTTATGGCTAAAAGTCCTTTAAAAGTAGATCCTTTTGCAAAACCAAAAGAAGAAAAAAATCCACCGCAATACCACGCTCAAAAAATAAGATCTAAAATTGCTATGATGCCATCATCTACTATTAAATCTATAAAAAAAGGCGTACAAAATTTTGTTGATTTTTATAGTGGAGCTAAAAAGAAATTAGATACAAAAAAATAATTATGAATAATAGATTTACATCGCCATTTATGGCAAAAAGTCCTTTAAAAGAAAAGTCTATGTTACAAGAAGATCAAAAAGATCAAGGAACTCCTTGGTCTAAATATGATAGTGATGATATAGCTGCTAACAAAGGATCAGGAAAACCTCTTCCAAAACAATATTTTAAAGGTCAAAGAGTTTACCCAAATGAAAATGACGCGTTTCAAACTGAAGAACAAGCTCAGCAAACAGAAGATTTAGAAAATACAGATAATTAATATGAAAAGTAAATCACCATTCCAACAAAACAGCTGTGCTAAAGCTAGAAAAGAGTTTAAAGCTGGTTATATGAATAGAACAAATAAAACTCCAGAAGAAAATTTAAAAGAATATAATAGAGAGAAAAATGAGTTTTATTGTAATAAAGACACTAACTTTAAAATGAAGCTTAGACCTTCAGGTGATGATGATATTCCTCACACTGATAAACAAATTAGAAAAGCTGAGAAAGAAAAAAAGAAAAAATCATGAGTTCACCATTTCAAAAACAATTTAGTTCAAAATCTCCACTTAAAGAGTTAAAAAAAGGAGAAGCTGGTTTTGAACAAGATCCTCAAGAAAAATACTTTGAAGACATGTCTGACCAAATGGATGAGCAAAGTAAGCCATTAACAAAAGATGAACAAAAAAGATTACACGCGGTCTCTTCAGTTAATTATGACAAAGTTGTTTCATCTGGTGGTGTAGATTTAGGTATAATTAAAAACAAAAATAAGTCATGAGTTCACCATTTCAAAAAGCCTTTTCGGCTAAGTCACCTCTTGGTAATCATAAAAAGATCCAAAGAAAAATAGATATGTTAAGAAACAAGCCTGGAAAAGCTGAGAAAAAAGGATTAAGTTCTGAAAGTGGCGGTGGTATTGATTATGAAGCTATTGCAAAATTAGAATCTCAATTACCAGCAGCAAAAGCATCTCACAACCAATCTAGAACAGAAGAAGGTGATGCTAGAGTTAGAGCTGATGAAGACGCTGCTCAAGGATCTGCAGCAGAAATGCGTAGTCCTTTAAAAAAAAACTCTCCACTAGAAGGTAGTTATTATAGTCCAGCCGGTGAAACATATGTTTCTCACGTGGGTATGATTCAAAATGCGGTTGGAGCTGTGCAAAAAGCTTTGGATTCTTATATGACTGAAAGTGATGAGAATAAAGCTAAAAGATTACAAGCAAGAGTGGATAGTAGAATTAAAAGATTTGATCACGAAACTGATGACGAGGGTAATGTTATGGGCACAGATACAAGTTTTATAAATGAAAAAACTCAAGAATTACAAGATAGAGCTACACAACATTTAGATGCTGCAAATACTAGTAAAAGTAATGAGCAGTTAAAAAAATTAAAAGCTGCATTAACTGCAGGAACAATAACACAAGCACAATACAACGAATTAATAAAATAAACAATGGGACATAAAGGACACTGGGGCGAATATACTGGTAACGCAAAATGGTCAAAAGATCACGCTCATACAAAAGTTACTAAAGGTAATTATAAAGCTTCAGAAAGAGATGATGCTGCTCATATTGATTATCTTAAAAGAGATATCGATTATGACAACAAACACGGTCATAGTGATAAAAACATGACTGCTGATGAAAAGCATATATCTAAATTAGCAGGTGATATGAAGTATGATAAAGAACATCATGGTTCACCAGCAAAAGCTGCTAAACCAGATTATTTAGATTTTGATGGTGATGGTAATAAGTCAGAACCTATGGTAGAAGCTTTAGATTCACCAGCTCAAAACAAAGTAGAAGGATTATCTCATGGTCAATTACAAAAAAAATCCGATAAAGGTTATAAAAGACATATGGAGATGCATAGTTCAGCGAAGTCACCAATTCCACACGTTAACAAGTTTATGGATAAAGATCATCCACATAATAAAAGAGCAGATCACGATGAAAGTATACACTCTCATAAAGGAAAAAAATAACTAATAAAAACAATTAAAATGGGATACGATAAAAAACCAAAAGACGAAGGTTCACCAATGCCAAATTTAAATAAAGGATATGGTCATGAATCAGTAAAAACAGAAAAACATAACTTAATGAATGACAATCCAATAGCAAAAGATGCTAGTGGAGGAAGAGATGAATCTTTTATGTCTAAGCATTCAAAATCAAAAATGTAACAGTACGAGAACTGTTTAAAACTCGAGTCAAACAATAACAATAACAATAACAAAAACAAAACAAAATGGCAAAATTTGTAAAATTTAAAATTTCTAACGGTACTACTTTAGCTGCTGGTGGAAACTACGCAAGAGACGTACTCGTTAATATTGACGATATTGAAAACGTAGCTGATGCTGTAAATGTTGGTGTTTATACTGCAATTGTAACACTAAAAGGTATCGTAGGATTAGATAACGAAGCTGCTGCTGCTACTATTGGTGGTAGAATACTTACTTTACGTATATCTACTTCTTCTACTGCTGCTGTAAACCCAACTGCTATTACAGTAAGTGGAAACATGCCTTCACAATCAATTATGAAAGCTATGACTGCAAACCCAGGTGGGGTTGCTGCTTCTGCTCAATTAGGATTAGATGGTGGTGGAGTAAGAGGTACTGATGACCAAATGTACTGGGATAGTGCGGTATTCAGTTCTGATAACAGTTTATAAACTAAATTATGAAATCTAGAGGCTTAGGTGACAACATAGAGAAGTTTACAAAAGCTTCAGGTATCAAAAAGTTAGTTGATAATGTATCAAAAGGTTTAAACATTCCCTGCGGCTGTTCAGGTCGTAGGGATGCTTTAAACAAAATGTTTCCTTCAAGAAAATAATTATGGCTTTTAAATTAAACAATCCTCCTTATATTAAAAAAACTCCGGTATATCATGTACCTATGGAAGATGGCGTAATGGGTAAGGCTAATAATAATGGGACTATTATCATAAATAAAGATGTAGATCCTGAGCAAGCAGAAAAAGTAGTAGCTCATGAAGAGGTTCACATTGATCAAATGAAAAGAGGTGATTTAAATTATGATGATGAAAATGTATATTGGAAAGGAAAAGTATTTCCAAGAAGCGAAATGAATGAAGGTGATTCTGCTTTACCATGGGAAGATGAAGCGTATAAAAAAGTAGTATGAGTAAAAAGAAATTCAAAGACACAACCGTTGGACAATTATTGTTTGGAGCAGCTTCTGTAATAAATCCTACTTTAGGAAATGTATTACAAGGCGTAACTTCACCAAAAGAGGCTATTGAAGCCATTACTAAAGCCGATGCTCCTGCAGAGGATAAAGTAAAATTACAACAGATAATATACGAACAACAAACAAAAGAAATTGAAGCTATCACATCAAGATGGAAAGCTGATTCTATGTCCGATTCTTGGTTAAGTAAGAACGTACGTCCACTAGTGTTAGTGTGGTGTATAGTTATATTTTCAATGGCAGGAATTTTAGACAGTATAGAAACGCTACCATTTCATATAAATGAATTATGGAATGATACTTTCGAGAAGATAATGATGTCAGTCGTCTTAGCCTATTTCGGTGGACGAACGACGGAAAAAGCAAGTAATATATTTAAACAAAAATAAAAATTAAAATGGGATATTTTAGCAAAGCAATAGCTATAACAAAAAGCGATACAATAAATACTCTTCCAGCATGGGAATTTATGAATCAAACTGGAACTCTAGGTACTTACTTAGCAGGTTCTTTAATTTATGTTGGAGGTGCAGGAGATGTTAATGTTATCCCTGCGGGAACATTAGGCGCACAAGACACAGTAGTAGGTTTAACAGTTTCTGCTGGAGGTACTGGTTATACTGGAGCAAACAACGTAGCTACAACAACAAACGGAAGTGGTTCAGGTTTAACAGTAAATACAACTGTAGGTGCTGGAGCAGTAACAGCGGTTGCTATAGGTAATAGTGCTGGTACTGGATACAAAGTAGGAGATACAATAACAGTTTCTGGTGGTGGTGGTAATGCAACTTTAACAGTAGACGAGGTAAGAAGTTTGTTACCTGTCGTAGGAGATGGGGTTGAGTTTTCTGGATTAGACGCGGGAGATATTATACCTATTTACGTTGACTATGTATTAAGCACAAATACTACTGCTACACTTTTAGTAGCTGGTAGAGAATCAAGTATGTAAATAACTGATATATAGGTGACTATATAAATAAGAATAATAACAAATTAAATTAAATTAAAATCATGAGTGAAGAAATTAAAAAAATTACTGAAGAGCAATTAGAAAAAGTAAACAAACAACAAGCTGAACTTAGCGAGTTGTTAAGATCATTAGGTGTATTAGATGTTCAAAAACATAATATACATCAAAAAATAAATGATATATCTAAAGTTGTTGAAGAAACTAAACAAGAATTAGAAGAACAATACGGAAAGGTAAATATTAATCTATCTGATGGTACTTATTCTAAAATAGAAGAGGAAAAAAAAGGTGACAAGTAATATTAGAAAAATCAGTATTGGATCTGATTATAAAAATGACGCCATGCATTACGCGATTGGGCAACAAGTCTATGGTGGACATGATATAGCTTATATCATATATGATGAATCTGATAATTCTTATAATATTTATATAAAGAAAAACAATGAGGTATTGCCTTGGAAGAAGTTTAATTCTCACATGGCAATATCTGTTGAGTATGATTTAGAATACTAATGAAAAGTTTATATGATTTTATTATACAACCTTTAGGTGATAAATATAGTAACACAGTAAAGATTGGAAACAAAAATATTGTTGTTAATACTAAAATTGAAAACTGGAAGTTTGTAAATAGATTAGCAGTAGTAAAACAAACTCCTTTAGCTTTTAATACTAAAGTAAAAGTAGGAGATATTGTAGTAATTCATCAAAATGTTTTTAGAACCTTTTATAATATGAAAGGTGAAAAGAAAAAAAGTAGATCTTACTTTAAAGATGATTTATATTTTTGTGCTATTGATCAGATATATTTATATAAAAATAAAGAAGGTTGGCATAGTTTTGGCGATAGATGTTTTATAAAACCTATTAAAAATACTGATGATCTAACGTTAGATAAAGAGAAAAAGTTAATTGGCATATTAAAATATGGTAATAACTCGTTAAACGCACTTAATATTAACCCAGAGGACCTAGTAGGTTATACACCGAATGGAGAATGGGAGTTTTTAGTAGAAGGAGAGCGTTTATATTGTATGAAATCAAATGATATTGTTATAAAGTATGAGCGTAAAGGAAACGAAAAAGAATATAATCCAAGCTGGGCGAGTAGCAGTTAAAGAATTAATTAAAGTTGCTAAAGAACCCATTATAGATTTTGGACCAGATATTTCCGCAGATAGATTAAAGAATGCTGCAGCTACTAAAAAATTAGCAATATTTGATGCTTTTGAGATTTTGAATAGAATACAAGAAGAGCAAGATATGTTAGAAAATAAACCTAAAGAAGTGAAGAAAGAAACTACTTTTAAAGGTTTTGCAGAAGGGAGATCTAAGTAATGTACGAGCAAACTTTATATAAAGTATTACCTGATTATATTAAACCTAAAACTCTTAAAAAACAAAATAAATTTAAGAAATGGGAGTATGGATATAATGAAGATCACGACGTAGTAGTTATATCTAAAACAGGTGAAATAGGTGAGGTGTATGAAATTCAAAATTTAAAAATAGCTTTACCTAAAAAAGAAAAGGTTCATAAATTTGAAAATGATAAATGGAGTAAGACTGAGTATCCTAAAACTTTAAGTAAAATTAAAACAGTTTTTGATTGGAAACAATATCCTCAAGACTTTAAAGAAAAGTGGTTTGAATATATTGATGAAGAATTTAAAAGACGGGAAGAAGGTTTTTGGTTTTATAATAAAGGAAAAGCTACTTATATCACAGGTACTCATTACATGTATTTGCAATGGTCTAAGATTGATGTTGGAGCACCTGATTATAGAGAAGCAAATAGATTATTCTTTATATTTTGGGAAGCTTGTAAAGCTGATATAAGAGCATATGGAATGTGTTATCTTAAAAACAGACGTTCTGGATTTTCTTTTATGGCTTCAGGAGAAGTTGTAAACTTAGCTACAATATCTAGTGATTCAAGGTATGGAATACTATCTAAAACAGGTCCTGATGCTAAAAAAATGTTTACTGACAAAGTAGTTCCAATATCAGTTAATTATCCTTTCTTTTTTAAACCGATTCAAGATGGTATGGATCGACCTAAAACAGAATTAGCATATAGAGTGCCAGCTTCTAAATTTACTAGAAAAAGTATAGAATCAGGAAGTGAGGATTTAGAACTACAAGGTCTTGATACAACAATTGACTGGAAAAATACAGGGGATAATAGTTATGATGGTGAAAAATTAAAACTATTAGTACATGATGAATCTGGTAAATGGGAAAGACCAAACAATATTTTAAATAACTGGAGGGTTACAAAAACCACTCTAAGACTTGGTAGTAGGATTATTGGTAAGTGCATGATGGGATCAACATCTAACGCATTAGATAAAGGAGGTAGAAATTTTAAAAAACTATATGATGATTCAGATGTTACGAAAAGAAACAGCAATGGACAGACTCGCTCAGGACTATATTCTTTGTTCATTCCTATGGAATGGAATTACGAAGGATACATTGATTCTTACGGGATGCCTGTATTCGACACCCCACAAAGAAAAGTGCATGGACCTCATGGAGTACCAATTAAACTCGGAGTTGTTAAATACTGGGAAAATGAGGTAGAAGGATTAAAAGAAGATCAAGATGGGTTAAATGAATTTTATAGACAATTCCCAAGAACTACTAAGCATGCTTTTAGAGATGAATCTAAATCATCTTTATTTAATCTTACAAAAATATATCAACAGATAGATTTTAATGAAGATTTAAAAAATACATTAGGAGTTACAAAGGGTAGTTTTCAATGGGAAAATGGTCAAAAAGACACAAAAGTTATATTTGTTCCAAACAATCAAGGAAGATTTTTAGTAACGTGGGTTCCACCTGCACAACTTCAAAACAAAAGATATTTAAAAAATGGAATTAATTATCCTGGTAATGAGCATTGTGGTGCTTTTGGATGTGACCCATATGATATATCAGGAACAGTAGATAAAAGAGGATCTAACGGGTCTTTACACGGTTTAACAAAATTTAGCATGGAAGAAGTTCCACCTAATCATTTTTTCTTAGAATATATAGCTCGTCCACAAACTGCTGAAATATTTTTTGAAGATGTACTTATGGCTTGCGTATTTTATGGAATGCCAATATTAGCAGAAAACAATAAACCAAGATTACTTTATTATTTTAAACGTAGGGGTTATAGAGGTTTTGCTATGAACAGACCAGATAAAAAAAGAAATAAGTTATCTGTTACAGAAAGAGAAATAGGTGGTATACCTAATTCAAGCGAAGACATTAAACAAGCTCACGCATCTGCAATTGAAACCTATATAGAACATTTTATAGGATTAAAAGAAACAGGTTATGGAGATATGTATTTTCAAAGAACATTAGAGGATTGGTCTAAATTTAATATAAATAACAGGACAACTCATGATGCTTCAATTAGTTCAGGTTTAGCTTTAATGGCTTGTAACAAACACAGGTATTCACCTGTTAACAAGAGAGAGTTAAAAGCTGTTGATCTAGGTATAAAAAAATACAACAATAAAGGAACTTTATCAAAAATTATAAATTAATGAATATATATACTAATACCAATAGTGCTTTCCCTAGTCAAGTAGTGAGTGATGCTGAAAAAGCAAGTATTGAATATGGGAGTCAAGTTGCTATGGCCATAGAATATGAATGGTTTAAGACAGGAAGAACTAATGGAAATAGGTATTTAACTAATTGGAATCAATTTCACCAATTAAGATTATATGCTCGTGGAGAACAAAGCATACAAAAATATAAAGATGAATTATCTATTAATGGTGATTTGTCTTATCTTAATTTAGATTGGCAACCAGTTCCTATATTATCTAAATTTGTAGATATAGTTGTAAATGGCATATCTGCTAAAACATATGATATTAAAGCATACGCTCAAGATCCAGAGTCTATAAAGCAAAGAACTAAGTACGCTGCTAAAATACAAGAGGATATGCTTGCTAGAGAATATCTTAATTCTTTAAAGCAATCTTTAGGTATAAACTTATACCAAAGCTCTTCACCTGAAATACTACCTGAAACTCCTGAAGAACTTGAACTTCACATGCAACTATCTTATAAGCAAAGTATAGAGATAGCTGAAGAAGAAGCTATATCTTCTGTTATGGATCATAACAAATACGATTTAACAAAGCGAAGATTAAACATGGACTTAGCTGTTTGTGGTATTGCAGCTTGTAAAACAAACTTTAATACAGCTGAGGGTATAACAGTAGATTATGTAGATCCAGCTTATATGGTTTATTCATATACTGAAGATCCTAATTTTGAAGATATATATTATGTAGGAGAAATAAAGTCTATTACAATTCCTGAACTTAAAAAAGAATTTCCTGATATATCTAATGAAGAATTAGAAAGAATACAGAAAATGCCTGGAAATAGAAATTATATTACAGGTTGGGGAGGTTATGATGAAAATACTGTTCAAATAATGTATTTTGATTATAAAACATATCATAACCAAGTATTTAAAATAAAACAAACAGATCAAGGTTTAGAAAAAGCCTTAGAAAAAGATGATACTTTTAATCCTCCACAAAATGATGGGTTTGAAAAAGTAAGTAGAAGTATAGAGGTTTTATATAGTGGTGCTAAAGTGCTGGGAACTGATACTATGTTAAAGTGGGAACTTGCTGAAAACATGTCTAGACCTATGTCAGATACTACAAAAGTAGAAATGAATTACGCGATATGTGCGCCACGTATGTATAAAGGTAGAATAGAATCACTTGTAAGTAAGTGTATTGGTTTTGCTGATATGATACAATTAACCCACTTAAAACTACAACAAGTGTTAGCTAAAATGGTACCAGACGGTGTTTATTTAGACATGGACGGTCTTGCTGAAGTTGATTTAGGTAACGGAACTAATTATAATCCAGCAGAAGCATTAAATATGTATTTCCAAACTGGTAGTATTGTTGGTAGATCTCTTACTCAAGATGGTGATATGAATCCTGGAAAAGTTCCTATTCAAGAATTAACAGCTAGTTCTGGCCAAGGTAAGATACAAAGTTTAATTTCTACATATCAATATTATTTACAAATGATAAGAGATGTAACGGGATTAAATGAAGCGAGAGATGGTAGTACACCAGATAAACAAACATTAGTTGGTTTACAAAAAATGGCAGCTAACGCGTCTAATGTAGCTACTAGACACATCAAACAAGCTGGTTTATATATAACATTAAGGATAGCAGAAAATATTGCTTTAAAAATAGCAGACGCATTAGAATTTCCATTAACAGCTGAGTCTTTAGTTAATAATATTTCTAATTACAATGTAAATACTTTGATTGAGGTTCAAAATCTTAATCTTCATGATTTTGGTATATATTTAGAATTAGAACCAGACGAAGAACAGCAAGCTCAATTAGAGCAAAATATTCAAATGGCTTTACAGCAAGGTGGGATTGATTTAGAAGATGCTATAGATTTAAGACAAATAAAAAATCTTAAATTAGCTAATCAGTTATTAAAAGTAAAACGTAAAGCTAAAGGTAAGCAAGATCAAGAAAACTCTATGGCTCAAGCTAGAGCTCAATCTGAAGCTCAAGCTGATGCAGCTGAAAAAATAGGTTTAGCAGAAGTTCAAAAACAAGAAGCTATTTCTGGATCTAAAGTTCAATATGAACAAGCAAGATCTCAGATGGAGATTCAACGTATGCAAACTGCTGCACAATTAGAACAAGAAAAAATGCAGACTCAATTCCAGTATGATATGCAACTAAAGCAGATGGATATGCAGTCAATGCAAGATAAAGAACAAAGAATAGAAGATCGTAAAGATAAGCGTATAAAAATGGAAGGTACGCAACAAAGTCAAATGATAGATCAAAGAAAAAATGATTTAATGCCAATTGATTTTGAAAAAGAAGGTGCAAACCCACAAGCTGATGGAATGCCGCAAGGACCAACAGCTTAATTATTAATTATTTAATTATATTATATTATGTCAGAATTAAAAACAAATGAACCTGTTAAACAGGAAGGTGACTTTAAAATAAAGTCTAAGCCTAAAAAACCTAAACAATTAGGTAATAGTGAACAGGAAGTAAAGAAAGTAAATTTAAAAGAACCGTTGGTAGAAATACCTAACGATGTTACCAAGGTTACAATACCTAAGGAAACACTTAAAGAAGAAGATAATGCCATTCAAATCGGAGAAACAAAGGAAGTACCTGTGGAAAAACCATCCGGAGATAGCGCAGAGGTGGGAGAACCTATACAAGAGTCCAACGAGACTACTGAAGGGTTTTCTCCAATCAAAGAAGTAACAGAAGAAGTTAAAAAAGTAGAAGCAGAAATAAAAGAAGCTATTAGAGATGAAAAAGTATTAGGTAAACAATTACCTGAGAACATCGAAAAACTAGTTAATTTTATGGAAGAAACTGGTGGGACAATAGAAGATTACACTAGATTAAATGCTGATTATACTACTGTAGATGATACTACTTTATTAAAAGAATATTATAAGCAGACTAAACCACATTTAGATGCTGAAGAAATAGACTTTATCATGGAAGATAAATTCGATTTCGATACAGAAATTGACGAAGAGCGTGACGTCAAAAAGAAAAAACTCGCTAAAAAAGAGGAGATTGCAAAAGCTAAAAGCTTTTTAGAAGAAACTAAGAATAAATATTACGACGAAATCAAGTTGAGAACCGGCGTAACTCAGGATCAACAAAAAGCTATGGACTTTTTCAATCGATACAATAAGCAGCAAGAAATAGCTGAGCAACAACATCAAGCATTCCAGGAAAATACAAAACAACTTTTCAATGAAAATTTCGAAGGTTTCGATATATCGGTGGGAGATAAAAAATATAAGTACAATATAAAGGATGTAGATAAAGTTGCTGAAAACCAATCAAACATTAACAATTTAGTTAAGAAGTTCTTAGACAATGAAGGTAATGTTACTGATGCGGCTGGTTATCACAAAGCAATTTATGCGGCTGAAAATGTAGATAGAATCGCGTCTCATTTTTATGAGCAAGGAAAAGCAGATGCAGTTAAAGACGTGGTGAATAAATCTAAAAATTTATCACCTATAAAAGCTAGAACCCAACAAGGTGAAGTTTTTGTAAATGGCTTTAAAGTTAAATCTGTTTCCGGAGCTGATTCTTCTAAATTGAAAATTAAAAGAAGAAAATTTAACTAATTAAAAATTAAAAATTATGAGTTTATCTCCACAATTTGGTAGTATTATTCCAAGTCCGATTCAAACTCCATCACCTTCAGCTTATTTAGCTTTTAACGGTGGAGCGAATGACTTTGCGCAACAATATTTACCAGAAATTTACGAACAAGAAGTAGAGCGTTATGGAAACAGAACGTTATCTGGCTTTTTGAGAATGGTTGGGGCAGAAATGCCAATGACCTCAGATCAAGTAATCTGGTCTGAACAAAATAGATTACATATATCCTATGACAACTGTGGTGTAGCTGCAGGAGGAGGAGCTGGTGCTGGTTTAGCATCTGTTGTTACAATTCCGGTTGGTGTTGCAGGTGTAACTAACGTTATATCTATTAATGATACTGTTGTGCTTTTAGACCCTAACGGGACAGAAGCAAAAGGTATTGTTACAGCAAGAGCTGCTGGTAACGTAACAGTTCAACCATTTGCTAATGCAACATTTGATGCACAAGGTATTACTATCTCTGGTGGTGGTGCAACTGGTGCTGTAAAAATGTTTGTTTATGGTTCTGATTATACAAAAGGATCAAGTATTGGAGCAGGAGTAGGAAACTCTGCTGCTAGAATAAGTGTTGACCCTTCGTTCACACAGTTTTCTAACTCACCAGTAATCATAAGAGATCAGTACGTTGTTACTGGATCTGATATGGCACAGATTGGTTGGGTTGAAGTTGCTACTGAAGATGGTGCTTCTGGATACCTTTGGTATTTAAAAGCTGAATCTGAAACTAGATTAAGATTCGAAGATTACTTAGAAATGGCAATGGTAGAAGGTGAATTAAACGCTAATGTTAATGGTGCTGCAGGAAGTTATGCTACTGCTGTTTTACCAGGTACACAAGGTTTATTTGCTGCTATTAGAGCTAGAGGTAATGTAAACGTTGGTTTTACAGCGGCTGCAGGACTTGATGAGTTTGATGCTATTCTTAAAAACCTAGATACTCAAGGAGCTATTGAAGAAAACATGTTATTCTTACAGAGACAAACATCTCTTGATTTTGACGATATGTTAGCTTCTATCTCTGGTGGTTTCGCTGGTGGTACTGCTTTCGGTTTATTCGAAAATTCAGAAGAAATGGCACTTAACTTAGGCTTCTCTGGTTTTAGAAGAGGTTCTTATGACTTCTATAAAACTGATTGGAAATACTTAAACGATGCTTCTACTAGAGGTGCTATCGTTGGTACAAATTCAATTGAAGGTGTATTAGTTCCTGCTGGAACAAGTACTGTTTATGATCAAATCTTAGGTACTAACATTAGAAGACCTTTCTTACACGTAAGATATAGAGCTTCTCAAGGTGACGACAGAAGAATGAAATCATGGTTAACTGGTGCTGCTGGTGGTGCATTTACTTCAACTCTTGATGCTATGGAAGTTAACTTCCTATCTGAAAGATGTTTAGTAACTCAAGCTGCTAACAACTTCGTTTTATTCCAAGGATTATAGTAATCCAAATTTAAATAATTATCCCCGTCTTCGGGCGGGGTAATTATTATTAACTATTTAATTATATTATATTATGTCAAAAAATGAAAAAAAAGTAGAGGTTAAAAAACCTCAAGGCCCAAAATGGGAAGTAAGAGATAGAGTTTATTATTTAAAAGGAGATAAGTCTCCTTTAACTTTAACAATACCAGGTAAGCATTCAAAAAAGCATGCATTACTTTGGTTTGATGAAACTACAGGAAAACAAAGAGAAATAAGATATGCAACCAATCAAGATTCACCATTAGTCGACGAACAAAAAGGTGAAGCAACGATGGGTCATATAATTTTTAGAGACGGTTTTTTGAAAGTTCCTAAAAATAAACAGAATTTACAAAAACTACTTTCACTATATCACCCTTTAAAAAATAAAATATATGAAGAGTATAGTGCTGTAGCAGAAGCTAAAGATGAATTATATGATTTAGAAATGGAAATAGAAGCATTAAATGCAGCTAGAAACATAGATATAGATCATGCTGAAGCTATATTAAGAGTTGAAAAAGGTTCTGAAGTAAATAATATGAGCTCTAAAGAAATTAAAAGAGATTTATTATTGTTTGCAAAAAATAATCCAAAGTTATTTATTGCATTAGCTAATGATGAGAATGTGCAATTGAGAAATTTTTCTATTAAAGCTAGGGAACTAGGTATAATAAAGCTGTCTCAAGATCAAAGAACGTTCTCTTGGGGATCAAACAACAGGAAGTTAATGAATGTTCCTTTTGATGAAAACCCTTATTCAGCTTTTGCTGCTTTCTTAAAAACAGATGAGGGAGTAGAAATTTATAAATCTATAGATAAAAAGCTTAATTAACAAGTGATAATAATAGAGGGGTGACACTTTGTCACCTCTGTATTATAATAAAAAAAATATAATGGCAGTAAATATAAATACAGTATACACAACAGTCTTGTACATATTAAACAAAGAACAAAGAGGATATGTTACTCCATCAGAGTTTAATAGTATTTCTGCTCAAGTACAAAACGAAATATTTCAAGCTTATTTTCCAGACGGAAATCAAGTTAATAGATACAATCAAAATAATCAACAGAATGATACAGAATTCTTTAACATGTTTAAAGATACTGCTTACAAGTTATATCCATTTGAACAAGATATAGCTTTTACTTATGTTGCTGGTAATACAGCTTGGCAAAATAACACTGCAAACGTTATCTACAAATTAGGTCAAATAATATCTACATACAATACAACAAACGTAAACAATCCAGTACGTGATTCAATAACTCAATTAACTAGTAAAAAAGATTTTGAATTAATTACAAGATCTAATTTAACTAGTCCTACCAATCAATATCCTATATGTTACACTACTAATAATGCAGGTTCATTAATAGTAAGAGTATCTCCTAATCCAGATGTTTTAAGTATAAATTGCTTAACTATTCCTACAGCTCCTATTTGGGGTTTTACTACTGGTAATTTAGGTCAATATATATACAATGCTGGTACTTCTACTGATTTTGAATTAGATATTTCAGAACAAACTAATATTATAACACAAGTTTTAAAATATTGTGGTATAATAATAAATGATCCTACAATAATACAAACTGCAGAACAAGAAGCAATGTCAGTTTCACAAAATGAAAAATCATAATGGCGCAAATAACAGAAACTAACCAACAATATTATCAAGGCTCACAAGGCTTTAGAGGAACAGGTAACGCCTTAACAATTACTACTACATTTGACACTGATCTTGTATATGGTAGTTGGAATCCAACAGTAGCAGAGTATGCTTTAAATAATTTTAAAATATATACTAGTACTACAGGTTTTCCAGGTAGTTGGACTGAGTATGTGTTACAATATTCTGTAACTGGAAACGCTATAACATTTGCTGCTAACCCTGCTAATAATTTATATATAGTTGTACAATTAAAAGTATTAACTGGTGGTCAGTATGCTAATACTCCAGCAGAAGAAGCAGTAGGAGATGCCGTAGAAGAAAACTATGGAAGTTATCAATATATAAAACTAGGAGATATAATAAATAATTACATGGTTGGTTATGTGGGTGATGGAAAAATACTTCAAACTGCTAAAAAATCAGATGTATTATTTTTTGCTAAACGATCTTTACAAGAATTTAGTTATGATACTTTGAAAAGTATTAAATCTCAAGAATTAACTGTACCAGATAATTTATCTTTAATTATGCCACAAGATTATGTTAATTATGTAGCATTGTCTTGGATAGATCATTATGGGGTAAAAAGACCTATATATCCTAACAATAATTTAACTATAAATCCTTATACTAAATTATTACAAGATAACGCAGGAGTACCAACTCAAGATAATTTTGGTGAAGATTTAGAAGGAACGTCAATAACTGTAGAAAGATGGCAAGATACTAATCCTAATAGATTATTAAATGAAGAGGCTTTATATCTACAAGATGAATGGGCTTATGGATGGTACTCTAATGATTTTGGTTCCGGACCATGGAATTGGGGAAGATTATATGGAATAGATCCTCAATATTCTAACACTAATGGATGGTTTGGAATAAATGAAAGAGAAGGTAAGTTTACTTTTTCTAGTAACTTAAGAGATAGATTAATTGTGTTAGAGTACATATCTGATGGACTTGCTTATGATTTAGATACTAGAGTGCCTAAAATGGCTGAAGAAGCAATGTATATGAGTATATCATATAATTTATTAGCTGGTAGAGCAGGTGTTCCTGAAGGTCTAGTAGCAAGATTTAAAAAAGATAGAAGAGCAGCATTAAGAAATGCTAAGATAAGATTATCAAATATTAAACTTGAAGAAATAGTTCAAGTAATGAGAGGTCAATCTAAATGGATTAAACACTAAAATTTAATGGCAAAAGTAACCAATAATTTCATTAAAGGTAGAATGAACAAAGATCTTGATGATCGGTTATTACCTAAAGATGAATATAGAAACGCGATAAATGCTCAGGTCAGTAGATCTGAAGGTCCTAATGTAGGTGCTTTAGAAAATGTTTTAGGTAATATTTTATCTTTTGATTTTAGAGAACTAACCAATAATGATAATTTATTTTCTATAGGTTATTGTACTGATGAAATAAACAATAGAGTTTTTTTATTTTTAACAGATAATACAGGTGATGCTTACAAAAGATCAGCTGGATCGGGTAAAACTTCTTACATAGTAGTATATGACGCAAACACTGCCGCAGCATCTATATTAGTTAATGGTGATTTTTTAAATTTTTCTACTTTATTTCCAATAACTGGTGTTAATATATTAGAAGATTTATTATTTTTTACTGATAATAGAAATCAACCAAGAGTTATAAATGTATCTTTAGCTAACCAAAACAATAGTAGTAATCCATTGTATTATACAACTGAAGATCAAATATCTGTTGCTAAATATAATCCTTATCAACCAATAGAATTATATAGACCAGCTTTTAATACAGCAACTGATTACGAGACATCTATGTATGATGTTGTAAGTAAATACTATCCTAATGGTGGTATAGGTGTATTAACTCAAAATTATATAAGCACTGGTATTACAATGAGAATTAGAAAATCTGATTATCAAGGAGATTTAGTTGTAGGTTCAACTATAGCTTATATTAAAAATAGTGAGTTTGTAGAAACACCTGTTACAGTTACGTCTATAGTTGGCGTGCTTACGGGAAATAATTCTGCTTTTTTTACTGTAACTTTAAGCGGAGCATGGCAAATTGAAGGACAAGATATTACGTTAAACACTGGTGATGAAATAATATTTAATTATAATCCTTATTATCAAATTGATTACAATGGTGATTCAGATTATTTAGAAGAATTATTTGTAAGATTTGCTTATAGGTATAAGTTTGAAAACGGTGAATACTCTATAATGTCACCATTTACTCAAGAATGTTTTATACCAAAACAAGATGGTTATTTTATGTATAAAATAAACAGTGATAACACCACATCAAACACTTCCACTACTCCACCAACTGCAACTAATGCTCCTATATTAGATATAACTGATGAAGAAGATACTTATAGAAGTACTGTTGTTGAGTTTATGGAGAATAAGGTTAATAAAATACTATTAAGAATACCATTACCGGCAACTTCTAGCAATTTAAATAAAACTTTTAAAATAACAGATATAGATATATTGTATAAAGAATCTAATTCAACTAATATTAATGTTATTGAAACAGTTCCAATGTCTAGAGTTCTAAATGGATATGGTAGAGCGGATGTTAATGGTGCTACTACTACTACTGCCTCTGTAGCTATAGACAATGTATCTGGTTCTATTAAAGTAGGTGCTTTAGTTAGTGGAGATGGTATAGTTAATAATCCTACTGTGGTAAGTTATGACGGTGGAAGCGCTCTTGTTTTATCAACACCTCAAAGTTTAGCAAACAATGCTGGTTTATCATTTGGCGATATTAATGTATTTGAGTACGAATATCAATCTACAAAGCCGTATAAAGTTTTACCTTCTAGTGAAACCACAAGAACATATGATAAAGTACCAGTAAGAGCATTGTCTCAAGAAATTATAAGTAATAGAGTTGTGTATGGAAACTTTTTAGACAAACACACTCCTCCAAATACTATCGATTATAACGTTGCTGTAAGTCCAAAATCTGAATTTAGTTTAGGTACAGCAACAGCTACTAATACAAATATAATACCCGCTAACACATCGGCTGGAGTTTCTATAGCTATTGGCAGCATTGTAGGATCATGGACAAACGGTTACATAGTTACATCAAGTGTGGTTGGAGCAATACCAGCTAACACGGTGATAGCAACAAATACAGGTACGTCAATTACATTGTCTGCTGATACTAATAATGTAGCTATAGCAGCAGCTTCAACACTTACTTTTACAGCTCCTAATAATGTAAGATATACAACAAGTAAAATAGAATACCCTAATCACTCATTAAAACAAAATAGAAATTATCAAGTAGGTGTAGTGTTATCAGATAAGTTTGGTAGACAATCTACAGTTATATTAGCAGATGGAGATAGCTCTGTTAAGTTTAATAATGAATCTTATTTAGGTTCTACTGTTTTTTCAAGATACATAACTTCAAGTGTAGAAGCTTTGTCTTTTCCTGGAAATTCTTTAAAAGTTTTATTTAATAATCCTATATCAGGAGGAACAACAGGTATATATAATGGTGATCCTGCTAGCGCGGATTATAATCCATTAGGCTGGTACTCATATAAAATAGTTGTAAAACAAACAGAGCAAGAGTATTATAATGTTTATTTACCAGGTGTTATGGCTGCTTATCCTACAGATCCAACTAAAGAACTTGGTAAAACATCTCACGCTGTTTTGTTTAGTGACAATATAAATAAAGTTCCTAGAGATTTAATAGAGGTAGGACCAGAACAAAAACAATTTAGAAGTAGTGTTATGTTACATGGAAGAGTAGAAAATGTAAATAGCTCTGACGTGTGGCAAAATAATACTCAATATTATCCTGGAGCGATTACTCCTATAGTAAGTGTTATAGCTACTGATGACGACATGTTTAATGGTATATCACAGTCAGATTATGTTGGAAGTACTGAGTTTTACAACGTGGTATCAAACCCTTTGATAGCTAGAATTAATACACCTTCTGGAAAATTTGGTATACCTGCTGTTTTAACAACAGCTGAAATTACAGCTAATACACCAGCTAATAGAATAGTGGTTACTAATTCTAGTCCAGACGCTACAGCTACTAATTGTATAAGACCTGGTATGACTATTACAGGGCCAGGAGTACCTGCTGGAACAACTATCACTACTATTGTATCTGCTACAACTTTTGATTTAAATCAAAACATAACAGCCACTATTACACCTGCTACTACCTACACGTTTAGCCCTACTCCACTTACTGCGGGTGGATCACCTGGTGGAACAAGATATATAAACCTGCCGCAGTTAGCTGTTATGGAAACAGATCCAGTAGAATCTAACTTAGATATATTCTGGGAAACAAGTACAGCTGGATTAATAACTGATTTAAACCAAGCGGTATCAGGTGGTACTGCTGAAGGTGTTTCATTTGGTTTCAATACTGATGAATTTGATGAAGGAATAAATACTCAAGTAGGAAACAATGAAATGTGTGGATCAGATTTTCCTATATTAGATCAATTTGGTAATACAATAGTTTACGCTGCAACTAGTCCGCCTCAGTTTCAATTAGTAGAGGTTAAGGATTTTAACAACAATGTGATTACTAGCACAAACGAAACAGCTAGTGCAACAGCGGTTTTTAATTTAGTAAGAGATGGTAATAATTATAACGTAAAGGTTCAAGATACGTTTTACTATAGTAATCAGCATGCTACTAAAGATACTTATTCTTTTAAATTTGAGATTAATCACGCTGGTATTCAAACATTTATTACAAAACAACCAGTATCTTTAATAAATTTAGCTCCTGTAGTTTTAGCTAGTACGTGTGGTAATCCTCCTATTTATGTGCCGGGAACTGGTAATGGTGTAGATACAATAGGAACTTTTAAAGTTCTTAAAGCAACTAGCGGAGCAGCTTTTGGATTAGGAGTAACAACTCCTCAAGCATGGAAAGATTTAACATGGAGACTTACAGTTACTAAAAACGGTGTAGATTATGGTCCACAAGGAACAGGTGCGGTACAAATAGTTCAATCACAAGTTAATAATTATTGGAATGTTAACTGTAATTTCACTAATGGTGATACTCCTAATAGTATGGTAGATGGACAATACACTTGTGTTGCTACTGTAGAAGACGCGGGTGCTTTAACCGATACATGTACTTTTACTTTAGATATACAAAGAACGCCTTGTTATACTTGGAAATATACTTGGACTGATAGTGGGAATTTCATATCACTTAATTATACTGATTGTGAAGGTGAGCAAAGAAATATAGGATTTTTTGATACAACTCCTGTAGGACCAAGTGCTTCAGGTAATTATGTATGTGCTAGAGACACTACTTATACACAAAATAGTTTAGGTACTCAGTTTACTAAACTAGCATTAAATAATACTGATCCATTTAACACTTGTAATGGATAGTAAGAATGAATAAAAACAAGTAATACTAATAATATGGCTGCTATAATAGAAGTTAAATACTTCAATACATTTCTTCTAAAGAAAGTGAACCAAACAATTTCAAGTCCTAGTTATGGAAACATACCTTCTTGGAATGGTTCTATGGGTATACCTGCTGCTAAAGGAGGTTATCCTATATCTGCTGCAGATGTTCCAAAGAATTGGGTTATAGAAGAATCTAGAATTAATGGTGGTTATAATAACACTTCAGTATCTTTTGGTGCTAAAGCATATTTAGTAGAAGAAGAGCCTAATGGATCTAGACGTGGAAACTCTTTAATATACTCAGGTATATTTAATTCTCGAACTGGTATAAACAATACTAATGTATTTTCAGTTGGCGATAACATAGTTAAATCTGTAGATCCAGCTAACGGATCTATACAAAAACTTTATGCAGAAGATACTAATTTAAATATATTTCAAGAATTAAAAATTAGTAGAGCTTTAATAGACAAAGACGCTATATATAGTGCTGAAGGTGGTGGAACTGTTACAAGTGCCAACCTTGTTATTGGCGCTATACAGCCTTATGCTGGTAAATATGGTATAAGTAATGATCCTACAAGTTTTGCAGTATATGGAACAGATAAATATTTTACTGATAAAAACACTGGAACTGTTTTAAAACTATCTGGAGGTTTAGTTGAAATATCTAGAGCTAATATGATAGATTATTTTAGAGATAGATTAGGTTCAGGTATAACAATAGGTGGAGTAACAGGAAGAATTATAGGTGGTTGGGATATACATAATAAACAATATGTAGTTTCTACACAAGAACCAGGAGCACAAGCAGATACATTAGAAGGAGGATATGAAACAGTGGCTTTTGATAACCTTGTTCAAGGTTGGACTAGCTTTTTTACATATAAACCAGAATTAATGTTTAG